AAATGACCAATAATTATAAACGGAATTACCCCGACAGCTGCACGGGATGGAATCAGGAGCTAACTCTTAATTTTTATAAGTCAAAGTGATTTCCATCTTCATCCAACTTGTGAAATTGAATCATACACGAATCTTGCTTCTTTGCTCGAGGAGCCCGTGTCGAATCAGGAACCACAAACTCATTCCGTTTTGCCTTTTCTACATCCTCCCAGAATGCATCGATCATTGGCTGAAGTCCTTTCCACCATTCATCGTTTCGTAGAACAACCTGCTCATCCCATTGATACAATCTCCATGGAATGAGCTCCACGACCTCTTCTCCTTCTTTTATGGGCGGATCCCAATCAAGTGTATGGAGAGGCCCATAAATGTAGTAGAATTCGTGATCGACTTTCTGAACCAAAGCAATGACACCATCGTACAAACACGGGCCTTGTTTCATATCATTTTGCTTGTAGGGAGACGAGAATACTGCCTCGATATAATCACATTCGTGTAGTCCCGATACCTGTAATTGCATTTGCATTTGTGCATAATAATCTTTAGGAACCGTTCCGTCGATTTCTCTCGTCACGGGACATTTGATCTCTACCAGTCTTCCGACCCGCTGCGGATATGTAGAATGATAGACAAGACCGTCTGGTGAGGCCATGCAGCGAGGATCAGTGGGATGACGCAGACGTCCCAACTCTTTCACGATCGCCCCATATTTATGCTCATAAATCTGTTTCACGACCGGTTCAAATCGAATCCCCCAATCAAATGGATTCATACGTTCCGAGGGAACCGCAAGTTGTTGATATCGAACGGGTGGGGGTTTGGTTTTGGCCACCACCATAATGGCACGCTGACGCACCGATGCAAACAGATTTCCCAGTTCACTTGCGGATAGAATCGTCGCCATTTGATCATACCACTCTTTCGTTCTCTGTTCCGTCTGTTTCTGGTTTAGCAATGCGTCCAGTGTTTCTTTTGTAGGTCGATTCGATGAACCTTGATTTCTATGATATGCAATCGCCTTTTTCCATTGATCTTCATACTTATCTAATATAAGATCAATGTATCGATCTTCTTGATCTGACCAGTCAACCGAATCCGCAATCATTTCTGCGGCTACTACCCATTGTTCCAATTGCACTTCGTCTTCTGGATCAGGCAGCCAATTCATCCAGAGTGTTATGACATCGCGTAGCTTGTCTTTGAATTTCATTCGTATCCATTTCATATTTCATTTCATTCCTCAATTTTTGTGGTTTCGATCGTAGAAACGGATGGAGCATCGTCCTTCTTCTTCTTTCGTGTTCCATCTGGTTTCACTTTCTTTACGCTAAATCCCCACTTTAATACACCCTCTGGATTTCGTTTCATTTCCAGGCCCTTGATGGTCTGAATACGCTGTGTTTCAGGATCATACTGAACCACTTTAATCGTATTCAACAACTTCTTATCCAATGATTTCTGCAGGAATACAAAAAAACCCTCTTTCTCTTCCTTTGTCATGTCATACTGCTTGGCGACGTCTTCAATAAACAAACGCAGACGATTCAATCGTAGGCCACGCTCGATTCGATGCCACGGGCGTGCATAGGCTTCCCGCGCACTATCTTCCAACAATGAACTCAATGATTGAGGTGGATCCACGTCCGAACTTTTTTTAAGCGTAAGGTGTCGATCTGCTTTACCGCCATCCATGTCTACTACTAGATCGCGACGAGGGTTTAGATGGACGCGAGAATCGGAATGACATCACGAACCATAAGAGTACCGATGGATTCTTCCATTGGCACCGGCAACCATTTCGATTCTTCTCCCATGATATAAATGGTTTTCCAACAAAATGTATCCGTTTTATCAAGCGAAATTTCATCCCATCGGTAATAATCATCCAACTTGGTATTCGGATCCATCGGGCAATAATAGACACCATTCTGATGAATCGGATCGCCTGATAATACCAGTCCATTCGGTTCCAAAATATCATGAATCAAATCGAGTTGATTATCCTCTTCCCACAAGGACGACCCCATCAATAATAAATGGAAAATCGAGTCGGGTGTTCCACGTATGGTTGTTTTCTTGTGAATAAAGGGAAGAATAAACATCTTTACATGACTAGTAAGTAGGTACTTTAAATGACTCAACCAGCTTATCCTGAGCAACGTACTTCCGCCGCCATTGCCGCTTTCCCCCTTCCTCGTTTCATTGGACGTACACGACGTGAAACCAATACCATTGACACGATTAATGTACGTCAATTCGAACATTGGCAGACGAATGGTAAGCATGGAACCACAAACCGTCCGGATGTGAATCGACAAGCACCCTTTTATGACATGTTGCCCAATAGTAGCCGTTTCACAGAGCATAGTTATCGGGCTCAACCACGATATGACGCGGGTGGCGAACGAGGAGTAGAAAATTCATTCTTTGACAAGTACGATACCACGTCGGATGCACGAAACATGACACGTGAATTGAAAGCCAGTGTATATGAAGACAAAAACACGGGATTTCAAAAAGAATCCGACCGATTGCTACAACGCCAATTTGATAATCGATGGCTTGATCCAACGGTAGCTGTTCAACAAGCAAAGGCCGCGGAAGAATTACGGCCGAAAATGGACGACATTCGTCTGTTTTATATGAATAAACCGAGCGAACCTAAAAAATGATCTTCAAGTCCAATGCGCCCCTAATGCAGCCATCCATGCCTCAAGGTCATCTTTTTTAATCTTTCCGTGTGGTATTTCTCGATCCCCTCGACAACGATAATAGATGCGATCACGATAATGATGATGCGCTCTTTCTAGAAAACCCTTCTTCGTATGAAGTCCTGATGAGTTGGACCCTAACCCATTCCATTCAATCTTTCTCCAAGGCATCTTGATATTCTTTCACGCGATCAATTTAAATGCTTAGGAGAAATCCAGTTCAATCGGAGTAGTATACACCTGCAGCTTATTAAGTGAAGACGGCGATTGTTTGGTACGACGACGTGTGGTTCTTGCAGGATTCACGGCGATCTTTGTGTTATTTATGGGCGCTGCCTCATCCGATGTGGTGGACGACAGTGTTTCACTCTTGTTTCGCTTCTGAGTTTGCACCGTTTCCTTCAAATACTCATTGTACCCCTTGCGGATCTCTTCCTCATGGGCTTCCATGTACTCTAAAATATTGGACTCGAGTGCCCATCGAAAGAAATTCAGCTTTCCAATCGTAGTCATGAATGCCTCATTGTTCGGAATCGTAAACATAATGCGTTCACGACGGCAATTCGGATCAAAATACTGTTTGGAATAAGCCTTGAGCTGACCCTTATAACTCAAATAGACGAGAAACTCATGACCGTTCAAAGGGTAGCGAACAAAGTTCTTTCGACTATATTTGGTGACAAACCAATCAATGATTCGAAGACTCAAAGGTGCCTCTCCATTCAGATAAGTCAACACTTTATCAATTTCCGGTTGACTTGCATAGAATCGTTGGAGACTAGAAATAACAAGCTCGGGCTTGCATTCAATCTTACGACGACGAGTTTGTGGATCTGATGTATAGCTATCCATGCCTATTGGCGGATACGCCGAATCCTCTTAGGTGCTTTATCGTATTTTTCGTATCATTTTAAACTATTGTATGGATAGAATGTCCATTCCAACGAGCGGAACCTTATTACCCGCCGCAGGTGGCATGATCCACGCCATGCATGGAGGTGGCGGGGATGGAACTGCCATGCACACGGCAGGAAGCTTATTGCCCGCAGCAGGCGGCATGATTCAAGCGATGAGTGGCGGCTCGATGCAAACAGCAGGAACTTTACTACCCGCCGCAGGCGGCATGATTCAAGCGATGAGTGGCGGGGATGGCGGATTTGTTAAAACAACAGCGGGTGCATCCATGATTCCTGAAGCAAACGCGCAAATTCATGCACGATCAGGTGGATTTCAAAAGGGAGGAAAACGGATTAGTCATTTGGGAGAATCTTATCTTCTAAACACTCCACCAAAAGAACGCATTGATGCAACAGAGCCATACCCAAAAGGATCCGATGAATACAAAATCCTCTATTCTCTTGGTCTGGAAGACTTATACAAGTTGGATCGTGATAATATGAAAGGTACACAACAAGAGTATGATGTTTTAAAATCCATTTACGATGGAACATGCAATCTTAATTCATCGCTTGGATCATTGGCCAATTGTGAACCGATTCGACGAGTGATTCATACCTTGGCACTGGAACTCAAAACATCGATCGCCTTTTCGATGAATATCTTCAATGATGCAGATCGAGCCGCATTGAATGCCGCCAAATCACTTCAAAATGGAGCAGAAGAAAGTTTGGCGAATGCAATGAAACGAGGTGAAACAGAGGAAGAATCAAATGCGGCGAAGAAATTGCGAAAAGAAGAAGAGGATGCAAAGGCCAGACTTGCCGAAGAGATGAGACTTGCAGCAGCCAAACGTGCAGAGGCTGCACTACAAGCTTCTTCCAACTCAGGAACAGAACTTCTAAATCGTACGAAAAGTTCTGAAGAGCCTCATATGGAAGATCTCATTTCTGAAGAGGATTATGCAAAAATCGCCATAACTGCGATGATAACTTCCCCATTAGTAGAAGGAAAGCCAGATGCAGATAAGCCAGATGCAGATAAGCCAGAGGATCCCTTTCAAATCGCATCCATAGCTGCTACCGCAGCTATTCATGATGCATCTTCTCTTCCTATTCCTGTCGCGACGGTAGAAGACGAGCTTACCGAAGAGGATCAGGCGCGAATCGCCATCGCTGCGATGCTCGGATTAAAACAACCTCCTCGGTCTAAAAAGGTAAAACCCGAAGAACCACCCATTGATCCTGCAACGGATCCAAATGGATACATTGCACAAAAGAAAATCAAAGAAGCGGAAGCATTATTAGAATTGGGAGAAAAACAAGATAAATTACAATCATTAGTTATATCATTAAAAGAAGCAACAGATTTAGAGCGTGCTGTACCAGAACATCCTGTTATTCCATATGAACATTCAAATATAACTAATCTACAACATGTCAATACAGTTCAGTATAGAAATGCAATGGTATCCATGATCGATTCGATTAATACAATGATTCTAGAAACAGAACAATCCATGACAGAATTAGAAGAAAAAGTGGAACAAACCAAAAGAGATCGAGAGAAAGCGGAACAAGACTACAAAAGTGATGCGGAGGTCGTAAAGCAATCATTAACATCATGGACGGAACAACAATTTGTACAGTTGGAACAAAATATAGAAAAAGCACGTGAAGAAGAAGATAGTGCAGTATTTCAAGTAGATCGTGCAGAAAATGACATTGCCTTTAATAATTTAAGTAGTATGATCGAACAATCTCAAAAGGATCTAACTACTTCTTGGAAACCTGCTGTTTATACGAAATGGAGAGATACACGAAATTTCATACGAGAATATCTTAAACGATCAGGACTGCATCGTGTATACAAAGATATCTATCTTGAAAAATACAATGCATCTGCCAAGGTTTTCATCTTAGAATCCAAACATAAACGATTGGGTGATATCTCAAAGGAATTGTTATTGAATGTCAACATACCAGTACTGAAGATACATGATAATCCATTTAAAAATGCACTGGAACAAGACTTGAAATCAAGAATAGAAAGAATAGAACAACAGTTAAAAGCAAATCCAACCTCGGTGGATCCACAGTCCGTTATTGATGTAGTGGAGGAAGCGGATCATGCATTGGATTCGGTGCCGGCAGTTCATATAATACCTCCTTCCATGAATGTTGTTGAACCTAAAATTCCGTATGAGGAAAGAATTGGAGAAATTGGAACGATCATTAATGAAGATGATGAATCTACGTTTCAACCCGAGGCCTATGCATTGATACGTAAATCATATTCAAATGGAAGGACTTTTCGTAATGATGTAGATGCGACCGTTCAATTATTCAATAGTGATAAAACCAATCCCTATTATTCTATTTTTCGAAGTAAAAATCCTGTATGTGCAAGAACATTTATGTCTCCAATTTATAATAGTGTTATTACAAACACACATCCAGATTTTCAATTTATAAAAGACTTTCCTCGTTTCAAAAACTGGACCATCCATTTTCCTACCGATATGCTTCGTGATGAAGATAAGATACGTATTGTGGATGATCGTATTCCAGAAGATAAAAAATTTAAAATAGAATTATATGAAAAATGGATTCAACCAGTATTGAAAGATCTTACCCCAGATGAAAAGGCGATGTTTATTTGCTTCCATCAAGGATTTGAAATTGCAGACACGTTTGGGTATTCTGAAGGAAAAGAGTATACATACAATAATCATGGACCAGCATCAGATAATGGGTATATATTAGTAGAGTCGCATACTCTTACCCTTAATGACACTACATTTTCCTATAAATTTGTAAGACTTCTATATAAATCAGATCAATCATTACGTGAACTTGATCCAGAGAATTATATTCCTACTCCTTTACTTTTTTCAGGAACCGTGCATATTGATCGAAAAAATTATAAACAAGCAAACGATGCTTCATTTGTCCAATATGAACTATTCGATCTTCATAATCCCTTTTTGGATGCCCTGTCGATACAACAAGTGAGAAGTATGGTATTGGCGTCAGACACCTATTTACAAAATTATTATAAAATGAAACGACCTGCTATCGATAATGCATCTTCTTTAAAAAATGTAAATGCTGTAAATCATAAACATTATCAGCAAAATAAGGATGAATATCAGAAACGTATCGTATCGTCCTTCATCGATTTCATGTCGCGCAATCCAATCGAAGATAAACAAGTACTCGATGCTATTAAAACACCCCTAGAAAGTATTAAAAAATTGTTAGAAACCCCGTCGATCGTAGATTATGATAGCATATCACATCTATTAGGCGATATTGAACATGCCCTTCGTGCAGGATTAGTTTTTGTACATCGTGATTTTGAACAAATGGTCGTTCGGGCCCATTCGATAACTGAACCACTGTGGGATCAACTTGTAGACAATATTTATTTTGAAAAAGGAAATCCTAATGTGGAAGTCAAACAAATAGAACCTACTATGCCGCTATCGAAATTACAAGAACAGTATAAAAAGATGGGAATCTCACTTTCTAAAGAACGAGATGCTGCACGAATGAGATATGACGATGTTATGTCAATGGATACACTTAAACAAATTATGGAAAAAATAGAACAATTTCATTTGGCAGATCGATCTGCCATATTCAAACAATTATCTGAATGGTATGATAAACGGGGGATCTCAAAAAATTTTGAAAACCGACAGTCATTTCATGATCATGTATTAAGGGCTTCTATTGAACGATTTGATACAGAATATCAATTTTTGGATGCAACGATGTCATATCAAGAACTTGTCCAATTATATATAATTCTTACTAAGCAACGTGATGTACTAGTTGCTTCTTCCCTACCTCCAAAGAATGAATCCCCTCCAAAGAATGAATCCCCTCCAAAGAATGAATCCCCTCCAAAGAATGAATCCCCTCCACCGTCTCCACCACCGTCTCCACGATCCTCAAAGGCCAGTCTCAATATAGGATCTTTATTAGTAAAATTAGAAGATTTACCTCACGATCCATCAAATGCAGATCTTCAACCTGCCGCTCTTGCCGCGGAACCGATTATTGAAGAATTAAATGATGATGAGAAAGAATTAGCTCAATTGGAAGAAGAATTAGCACAAGCTGAAGCAGAACATGAGAGAACGAAGGCAGCTGCTAAAGCAGCGAGAGAGAAAGCCAATGCTGCAATGGCCCACGCTCAGGCGGGCAAGGCTGAACCTGCAATGGCAGTAGACAGTGTTGATTCTGTGGCTGCCAGTATGGTCGATGGTGTTCGTGCGGCTGCTTCTTCGAAGTTTGCTTGGGCTTCTGATTCGAATGAAAGTAATTCTAACAATATGGCACCTCCAGCAAAGCCACGTACAAGGCCAGCATCTGTTCCACCATTGACATTGTCCAATCCAAACGAATCTTCAAACGTTCTATCGAATAAAGCCGCTAAACGAGAACGTGCTATTCGGAATCTGGAAACCAAGCTTGCAGCAAATAAGGCAGCACGCGAAGCGAGAGAAATAAAGGTTAGATCAGGCACTGTTCCTCAAATTGCCAGCGAGTTTGAAAGTAGAGGTAAACATCCAAATTTTTTGAATGGTAAAGCTCTTAACAAGGTACTTGCTGGTGTTAAAGTATCTGCAACACAAGAAATGCAACCATCTGAACCATTAGAAGTTGTACAAGAATCTTCTGAATCTCCCGCACCTCGTCCATCAAACACAAACAGTTCAATGGCGTCATTCAATCAACAATTCAAAAATGAAATGGCAAAACAACAACAACAAAATAAGGAGACAAATGATCTGATTCGAAGTGAAATGCTCCTCCAAGGGATTAATCCAAATTCTTCGACTTCTATGCCTTCTTCCGCTGCTGTATTGTCTAAGGCGAATACCTCAAATGTAGCTTCATCAAATGCAGCGGCTTCAAACGCAGCTGCTTCAAATAATTCTATAGTTGCGTCGTCTGAACCAGCCAAACCAAAATTTAAATCATTAGAACAACATGCTGAAGAGGCGGGAATGAAACCCTATGTTGCGCCTGTTGTTCCCGTTGAACCTGTTAAGACAACATCGGTAGGTCCAGAAAAGGTTGGAACGGAGATACAAAAGAGCCAAAATACATATTATAAAAAAATGGAAAAGGATCCTATCGTAGCACGTGCGCGTGCCAAGATCGAGGAAGCGAAAAAGGCAAAAGAAAATCAAAAGAGAAAAGAACAAGAAGAGGCTTTAGCTAGTAGGAAAGCAGTATTAGAAGCAGAAGCGAAGGAAAAAGCCGCTCAAAAACAACTCTCCAAACCATTTAATCCAAGCTCGTTAGAAGGTGCTCCCAATATTTCTAAGAAAATCAGCGTTATGCCTGAGCCCAAATCGGCTCCCCTGCCTCCACCTGAACCAAAATCTTCTTCCAATCCATCAAAAATGACAAAAGGAATGGAACAATTTATGAAGCGTGAACAACAAAAACAAAAGGCAGTCAAAAATGCAAAGCAGAAGAAATTGGAACAAATCAAATTAAAAATTGCAATGGGACAACCACTTACAGCCAATGAAAAGGCAATCTATCGATCACAAGGCGGAACCCGCAAAAAAACCAAACAGAGCCGTAAAAAGATACAAACGCGTAAACGTACTAAACACAGTAAACGTAATACACGTTCCAAAAAATAAATCAATCTCGTCATGACCCATGATATCTTTGATTTATATTGATTTAGAATCGCATGGTGCTTCCCTTCTTCACCATCAAATCCATTAAAAAAAGAACAAAGATTCCACTCGACACAAACATCATGATCTCCGAAGTGGCTTGCTCAGGAGAAGTCGTCGAATTCATATCTTCCAGTCGTGCAAACAGCTTATCAATCTTCTTCATAACCTCGCTCATGGATCCATGATCTCTTTGCGAAGTATGCGAAGTTGAAGCACTCGGAGGCAAATGTTGCACAAATGATGTTTGCGCACCCGTCTGAGTTAACGGTTTCCAATACATATTGGCCGAAGCATTTGGAAGGGTTGCCGTCGATCCTGCGCGTCCCACTCCCATATGATCAAATGCTGTACGAAAATCAGTTGGTTCGTCTTTTTCATTCGGAACATAATCCGCAAATCCGTCATCTCCATCCTCCACCGATGCCCCAAAATAACTTTTACGCGAAGGCTTCGGTGCATTGGTATCCGTCGTACGGACTTTCATAACATGCTCTTCAATATCGGATTGGATATAATCATATAATGGATCTTTATCAAAATTGGGTACATTTTGATCAACGTGCCCTTTTTTATGACTAAAGGGTTCAGTAATTCCATATTGCGCCGTCACGGGAACATGTTCCGTCATTCCAATGGCAGAATTCATCGCAGAAACGGGAGCGTTCTGTGCCGATGGACGATCCGGATCCAAATCGAGATAGGTCGCCGCAGGGCCCTTGCAGCGTCGGGCCTTTCGACGTTCCTCTTTCCGTGCCGCTTTCGAGGCGGCATCCATTGAACATCCCGGAGAGGGTGCCCCTCCGATCGCCTGAAAGGCATCGTCCAACGCACAATAGTTCATCGCCTACTACCAATTACAATCATTCTTCTAAAAGGCAAATCAACCATGGTTCCTCGACCAAATACGGTTGGAACAAATCACCCGTGTTATCAGAATGTCGCAAGCACTTACGTTGCCTTCTTTTTTAACAGAACAACTTGATTCCCCCTATCGCTTGATGTTTGGTGTTATATTGATCTTAACCATTGTCTATGCACCCATCATTTCCGGAGAGATCCGTTCATTTGCTGATTCTGTCCTTGGACGTATTTTCGGAATCGGAATTGTCTATGCCGTCGTTCAATCCATGGGTTGGGTCTACGGTCTTCTTACGGCCATGGCATTTCTTCTCCTTTTAAACGGTGCGAGTCGTACTCTAGAAGGGTTTGATGGAGGTGGAACTGTTTCGGAAAAGAAAACAGTCAAGAAACAATGGTTTGTGGAATCTGTTCTAGGAGAGAAACCCAAGAAAGTTGCAGTCGATAAAATCATGACCAGCGCGATCGAAGACTAATCGGAGTCCATAGTAATGAGATCTCCCGCGTGGCTCCAAGTGAATGGACTGTCTGATGGCATCTTTCGTGCCGTTATGGTACTGTTGATTATTGCTTTCATTATTCCCTATAGCTCCGTATTTGAAGAAGAATATCATTCTAAACTTGCTCATTTGTATACCTATCCATGGTGGCGCATCCTCGTTGTCTTACTTCTATTAGCAGGCGCTTCCTGGTGTCCTCGTGTCGGAATCTTATTAGCGATCGTCGTCTTTTTTTATTTGAGCGACATGAATCTCCTGATTAGCCCGTTGCCGAACCTATGAGAAGAGCTTTCCTATTAACAGGATGAGTCTTCCGGGTGCTCTTGCTGCTCCGGCCCTTCAGACCGTCGTGGCCATGAGCCCAATGGACAGTATTCTACATTTATTTAACAGCAATCCCTATTTTATTGGACTCATGATGTTGATGTTAAACTTGGGCGGACGTTTCATTGGATTGGAAGTCACCAAACAACAGGAACAATTCTTACAACATCCGTGGGTTCGCCGTATCCTCATCTTTACCGTTCTCTTTGTGGGAACACGTAGTATCTGGGTATCCTTCTGGGCGACCCTTGTAGTTGTCTTACTCCTCGGATATCTCTTCAACGAGAATTCTGCAATGTGTCTGTTTGGACAAGGAGGACAGGCTGGATCAACCTGTGCGGATCCCAATAAAACAGCGGAAATGATGACAGTAGAAGAGCGCGAAATCCTTCAACGTCTTTCTTCCAAAGCCCAACGAACAGGAATGAGCTCCATTCCCGAAGACAATGAAGATGAAATTCTTCACACCGATGTCTATGCTGCGAATATGGCCCTTCTTCGACGATAAGTAATTGATTACATAGTATATGTAAAAAATTAGTTATAGATCATGTTTACAAATTGAGTGTCATGGTGTTTCCAACCGGCGCACTGGCCTTTCTGCGACCACGACGCTGACCCGTGGTTCCCGTTCGAACACTGTCGTTGTCCGAAATGTCGCCTGAATGGACGCTGGTAATGTCCTCTACCGCCTGCATCGCTTGCATGGCTGGCTGGTTCATACCCTGTGATTGATTATACATCGGTGGGAGTGGATCCAACTCCGCCGAACGAACCTCCTGGAATGTCTTCAAAATATCATCGATTCCCGATGGACCCTTCATCTCTCTACGAGGACCCGGTGCCGATTGAGCCGCCGCCATCATCTGCGGCATCTGGGGTGGCATCTGAGACGAAGATTGGTAGAATGGGCCTGGTGCTGCAGCCATCTGTGGTGGACCCATGGACATAGGTGGACCTTGCTGTTGCATACCTTGCGGCATACCTTGTACGCCCATGGCCGCGCCCATGAAATTACCAAAACCCGGACCTGCCTGAGCAGCCGCAGCCTGGGCGAATTGCTTCGCCAACTGTGGATTGTTCTTGAAAATATCTCCCGCATCAAAATTGTTTGATTTAGAACGAAAGAATGAATTGCTCATATGGAACATGAAACCGCTTCCCACGAGCGACATGAGAAGTTTCGCCTCTGGCGGCATATTGCCGCGACCCTTGTACTTATCATACAGCTCCTCAAACACCTCATCAAAGTCTTCAATGTTCTCATGAACCGACTCTGACCACCAATCCAAATCCCAGTCAAATGGATTGAACTTGCTGTTCAAGAACTCCGCGCCCGTCGCCACACCCATCAAACATTGACGCTGGAATCGCAGAGACGCCTCCAGATTCTTTGCATCTACCAAACGATCAAACTCCTGTTGAATCTCCTCCAACGCATTGTCCATCGTAAACCGCTTCGTCAGCGTATATCCCTTTCCTTCCAAACGATTCAGCTTGTTAATCAGCTCCATCTTCTTCTTCTTCTCCTCATCAGGGCTCATTCGGTTCGCAGATGCCAACTGGATAGAAGGACCCGATGCCGATTGCTCATTCGAAAAGCCACCTGTTTCTCGACTGATGAATACATCTGGAAGGGGATTATCCCCCTTTGATTCCGGAATATCAAATGAAATGGACTCCATGGGCTCCAATGAACCAATACCGATGTCATCAATTTTCTGAAAGGTGGGCGCCTGAGAGGCCGGACGAGACGGGCGATTCGATAACAAACCAATCCCCAAATCATCTCCTAGATCCTCACCCCCCAACTCAATGACATTCCCAATATTGGAACTAATCTGAATATCCGATGAGCCCATGTTTTCTACGAAGTTTTGCATATCGGAGAGGGATACGCTGCTCATATTCTTTCCTTATAACGTCTTTTTTAAGCACGATGATAGACGCACTTGCTGATAAGGAATCCTAGAAGCGCACCTGTTGCAATTTGGGGAATCGTATGGCAGTGCTTGGCGTACCGAGAATACATAATTAGAAGAGCATACCCCACAAGAAGAGAACGAATCCAGGGATTCTTCGTTTGAGAGTAATAAAACGAAGCAAAAAACACCACTTGTGAAGAATGACCCGACGGCATACCGGGCCGACCCTCTTGATTTCCATCATTACACCATAAATTACAATCGGTTGCCCCCTTCGGTCTAGGACTCGCCGTTTTGATGATATAATGCTTGATAAATTCACCAATTCCTAGTGTTGCAATGAGTCCTATGAATCCTAAAAGCTGGTAAGGATCATGTGTCATAAAATACATGATAACGGGAACGGCGTACATTCCTCCCGCCGATATCGATATCCAATCCCATATCATTTCTTATATCATAGAAATCATTCTAATGGACGAAAACGTATCATACAATGCATCAATAAAAATATTAATAATAATACCATCATACTTATCGCTACGACATCTCGAGGATCGAGGGTCATTCTATCCGAAGCCAACCAATAATTCGAGGATGATGAATATGAACATTTCGAAGTCCATTTGCGGTCGGTCCATTTTGTTCCGCGACTTGAACGGTAGATGGTCCTATTACACGCACCGCAATCGCAACATGACCCGTTATTTCATAGGGTCCATCCGCCTTCCAAATAATCATATCGCCTGGTTCGGGCATCTCATCGGGTGCATTTCGAATGGCGACAACGGGAATTCGCTTGTTTGTTTCCAGATCCGTCATGGTTCTCAACTGGAATAAATCAATCGCATTGTCAACATCCTTGAACGTTGTTCCAAACACATGCATATAATATCGACGGGCATATTCCACACATTCATATTTGACCCCATATCGCAACCCTTCAAATCGACTCCCTTTTTTTCCTATATGATAGGGATTCTGATACTCGGCATCAGATGGATTATCATAAATGGCTACTCCGTAGTGGCCCTTGATGCGTGGCATCTCTACTTGGAGGTCCCGATTTCCATATGATCGACCGCCATACATAGTGCGTCCGCCATATCTGATTTTTTCTTGGCCTTCTTCCATTCATCATACCACGTAGATGCAGCAAGAACACCTGTATCAAATAGTTCCATCAAGCGCGCTTCAGATTTGTTCTTACGCTCCGCATACCCCGCATCACCCTTCTCGGCATCCTGTACTTTCTTCTTGGCGTGCACGAAATGATAGGATGGAGTCTCTCCGTGTTGTAGGAACTGTTCTCGCAGACAGGCAAAAAGAAGAACTTGGACGGATTTCATATGCGGATTCTTAAATGCGGGCTGATTTTCCAAAAGAACATGAGTACATCCTGACATTTGTTCCCACGATTCTTGTACAAACTGACGAAGCGCATCGTGAATGATCTCTAGAGAAACATGGGACGCATTGGCCTGCTTGGGTTGATCAAAGGGAAAGGCAAATTTCTTTGAAAGAGCTTCTAGACATTTATCCTTTGTCTTTCCATCGGTCGCACATTCATGTGTCCTTGCCAGTTCTTTCAAAACGGAATGTACAGGGAGTTTCTTTTTATCCAATTCAGGCAAGATTGTGTGCGTCTTGGGAATATGGCGTTTGCAGTAGACCTTGTCCGAGACGTTGTCTTTTACGCGATACGATGCCTTCAGTTTACAATTAGAACATGAAACGGGTTCGACGGGGGGCAACAGATTGACATTCTGTAGATCAAGGACCACATTTCCTTTCAAAATACAAAAAGCTAGATTTTTAATTCCAATGTCAAACGCCAGTACCTTTCGGTCGAACGCCAGTATTTTTGAAGACATACTACCTATACACGAAGAGATCAGTTTAGATTCGCACCACGGAGTAGATGGACGAAGCAGACATATTAGAGCAAATCCAACGAGACGTTCTTTCCTTAAAAGACAGCATGCAAATCCTGAATGAAATGGTGTCTGAACAACAACCCTATCTCGATACGATGGAAGAGGTTATTCTTACCTCCAAACAAGATGTTAACGTTGCCGCGAAAACAATCGTCGCTGCCCAAACGTACCAGAGTTCCTGGTATTATTATACGGCTGGATTTATGGTGAGCGTCGGGACGACGGTTGCTCTGTTGCT